TTCTTTTTACCTAATGTGAATCCAAAAAGTTTTATTGATGCCATATCCCCATCCTGAAATAATAGATAGGGGATATTTTTAATCCCCTATCTTTATATATCACACTAAAATAATTAGACTGTTTAAGCAATACCAACATTATCTGTAGTGTTAGATTCCCACCATTGATATGAAAATGTGACAGTGAATTCCTCAATTGTGTCATTTGAACCCCAATCTAGATCGATTGGAGAAATATCTGTTGGGAATAAACCTACAAATTTATAAACCTTAATAGGAATTCCACCTGATTTGGCATATTGTCTTACTGTTCCATCACATTGATAAGATGTTGGGTTAACTGCATTGGTAGCTCTCAAGTTACCAACATGTGAGTTGATTTGACTTGACCAATCTTCAAATGCTCTGCGAATCTCAAAATCCTCATCATTGATAATTGTAACCGTCCAGTCTGTAAAGGTGCGATTACCAGCAAATTTCAATTCTCTACCAAAATAATTTACTGGGACTGTTCCAATAGAAACTCCTGGCAATTGCGCTGATTTTGCCATTACGGTCATTTTTTGACCAGCAAATCCTGATGCAACAACTGTTGGGAATACAAATGATATATCAAACAAGTTAGGACGAGCACCATCCCCAACCAAGTTTGTTCTGAACTCATTTACATTAAATGCCATTTTTTGTATCTCCTTGATTTTTTTTTTATTTATGCGCCTAAACTAATAGGCGCATAAAAGCATTTTATTAAACGATACCGACTATCTCATTAAACGCAACACCAGAGCGAACTGCAACAAAATTCAATTGAATAAAGTTAATTGAACGGGTTGGTTTGAGATATATGTCGCCAACGAACTGATTGGTATCAATAATCTCTTGAGTATTGTTTGTCTCATCGCATATGACACGGAAATCTGTAATTCCTCTACGACCATGAACTTCGCGAAGGAATGGTTCTACTAAAGCGACAAACTGGGCGCGTGTAAACTGATCATTAAATTCAAACAATGAAGAACGCGCTGCCTTAGCAATAGTTTTTTCCAGTGTGATGAATAGTCTACGAACATTGATTCGATCAAATGCAGATGGTCTTGATAGTAGAGTTCTATCACCATATAGAACAGTACCCTCACCAGAGAATGTTACAACAGGATTAATACCTTTGATATACATGGCATCTCTTGCTGTTACATCTGGATTCCAAGCGAGTTTAATAACATTCTTAATAATACCGCGCTGTAGACCTGCAGGTGAATACCAAGGATCATTTGACCGATCTGCCCTTGCACATAGACCAGCAATGTCACCATTCAATGGAATCCAACGATAAGCGTCATTATATTTGTCGTATTGGTATTTCCAATTGCTATCCATAAATGCGTATGAAGAAGATATGTATGAATCTCTTGTATCGATAATGTCTTGGGTTTCCGAACCATAGTTGTTTACAACATCAGTTTGCAATGGAGAGCAGAAAACAATACAATCTTTTCTAGATTCCGCAATTCCAATTGCACTAATAACTGCTGCGGCCGACGCTGCACCAGTCATTATTAAAGAAACATCAACTGCCTCATTTGAAAATAGTGAAAAATCTGCCGCTGCTATGGCACTACCATCGGTACCGCCTGCTAGTTGTGAAACGATAACATTGTTCGCGGTATCAACACCGTTTACATCATCAGTTAGTTGACTAATAAATTTAAAATTTGTATTTGATTCATAACCCCAATCGGTGTTTGCACCTACAGGGTGACCTAACCACCAAATATATTTTGATTTATTGTTGATGATATCTTTATAATAATTACTTGTTCCGTCAAAATTTTTAGCATCATATGCTTTTGAGACATAACCAAATCGCTCTAGAACTGTATTTGCTCTTCCTGATATCTTTCCTGTTGAATCATAAACAATAATATGAATTTCGTCGTTTGCACCGCCACGATCTGAAACATAGTCTGATGTTGCAGGTAAACCTTGGAAGAATGCAAGACCACTCCATGTGTTAGGAGTTGAACTGTCTGCAACTTCAATGCGAATGGAATTGCCCAACTCTCCAGGATACTTTGCAGCAAAAGTGTCATCTACTGTAAGTAATGAATTGTTTGCATATTCATCTTCATTTGAAATTAGTCCTGGTGTACCATTTGCTACTGCATTATTTGCTGTAGTTTCATCAACTGTGCGAATAACTTTTACATTATTTGAATATGCCAAAAAGTTTGATACTGTAAACCATGAAGTTGCTGTATTGTTAGTTGGTTTACCGAAACGAGTTAGTAGTTCATTTTCGTTGCTGATAGATACTATTTCATTTGCTGGTCCCCACGCAAATTCTCCAGAAAATCCACCAATGGATGTTGCTGTTGATGGAATATATGTAGTCAGGTCTGTTTCTGATACACTTACTCCAGGTGATAATTGGAATGCCATGGATATCTCCTTATAAAAATCCAATAATTTACTATATTATTTTCATCTCATTATTTAGTTTTTTAGAAAATTGAGGTCCATTGATCGTTATTTTGATCTTTCACAATTTCTTCTCGTCTACCATCATCAAAAATACCAACTGGAGTAATATCCTCATCTATGAGCATATTTTGTTCCTGTAACATCATTTTACGAATATCAATATTTGTACTATCCTTGAAAAATGATTGTGCTGCTAACCATGAAAAAAGAACTAATCCCATAACTAAATCGTCATTTGACCCATCTTCAGCGGCATAAGAATCTTTAATTCTAACAAAAGTATTCAATTCTGCTATAGTATCAAAATCATTGATGATTAGTTTATTTCCCTCAACAAGTGTTTTCAGATTAGCACAACCTATCTTCTTTACAGATTTTGTAGTTTTTACACCAAAAGAAGTATTTCTTTTGAACCCACCAGAAATTGTTTGACCTTTTATATGATGATGCTCAAGTTTGTATATATTCTCATACTCTAAATCATAATGTAAAATGTCAACAACTTGTTGTCCAACATTATTTGTTTCAATCAAAGCATATGCTTCATTGTATTGCTTACACAAAGAATAAATTATAGTTGGGAAAAATAATAACGGTAATTTATTATTTCTATATTTTGCTACTTGTTTATATGGTACTTCTGTAACATCTACAATATTTATCGTAGAATAATCGTGACCAACTCCTTCTGAACAATCAACAGTTCCCACATATAATCTTCCAGGTTTAGGTTTTTCATATATGTCAAGGCCTTCTTCAGAATGAATTGGATTGAAAAATGCTAACGATCTGAGTTTAGATCCAGATACTAAAGTTGCAGATGATCCGATGAATTCTGTCTCAAATTCCACCCTAAACTGTTCTTCACTTGTATTTCTAATAGTTTCTTCTTTCCACGAATCATCACGCCCAGGAACCATTGACCAATGAACTTCAACTGGCACATAAGTAGATCGACCTTCAATTGCATCAGTCCACATCTTATAAAAAAGATTCAAACCATTCGGGGTTGAAACAATAATAACTTTTGAAGTCTTACCTGATGATATAACAGGGTATGTTGACTGAAAGAATTCTTGTGCCATGTTATGTTGAACGAACGCAAACTCATCAAGAAAAATTAGATTGAATGATCCACCTCGAACACCCGCAGATGAAGTCGCATATGCATAAATTTTAGAACCGTTTTGTAACTCTAAACTACCTTTGTTCCAAGTAATAATTCCTTGTTGTAACCAAATAGGTAAATATTCATATGCTTTCTGCAATCTACTTAAAATTTCTCTTGCTAATGATCCTTTATTTGCAAGTATACCAATAGTATAATCTTCTTGAAATAATACACACCAAAGCATATAACCAACTGTGGTTGTTGTCTTACCAACCTGTCGCGGCATTTTACTGATACAAAATCTATTTTCGTGAAATTTGCGAACCATTTCTTCTTGAAATGGCCACATATCAAATGGGACTAGACCATGATCAACGTTTACAATTTTAACATATTTTTTGATGAAATAAACAGGGTCTTCTGTGCATTTTAAAATTTCTTCTACCTGTTCTTGGGTATATGATAATTCTGTTCCCGCTTTCTTTAGACTTGAATTTCCAAGATAACCAATATCTGTTGTCATTATTCTTCTTTTTTATTCTGTTTTATCATTTTGATAAGTTCAGTTGTAGAACCAACAAATACTGCTTTATCTATTGTTACATTTTTGGAATCTGTTACACTCTTTGGTAGAAGATCGTTTTTTCTTTTCTGGAGTTCTAATAAATCTTTATTCAAATCTGACAAATTTTTTATCAGACCAGAAGCAACTTCATATGCTCTTGGATGTTCAGATTGTTTTGCAACTTCTAAAAGTTGATCAATTGCAACATTACCTTTAGTTATTAATTCTTTGATATTTTGTCTAGCAAAATTTGTATCATCTTCAACTGGATTATTTGTTTCTTCAATTGAAACTATTTCATGTTTTGTCTCAATAACTTCCAAAGGTTCAACATCAAATATTTCAGATAAATTATCATTTATATTTTTAATCATTTTCTATAATAGTCTCATTAAAACCAAAATCATCACCCAGTTCAGCATCTGAGGGGTCAATTGTTGTTGTAATTTGAACTGTAGGCAAATCTGATTTTACAGTAATATTGTTCACTGTATATCTCGCATTACTAATATCACCCTTCAAAACATCACCAACTTCAAACAATTCATTTGTATTACTTAGAACAACTAAACCTTGTGTATTATTGCTGAAGTATTCAAGTGTTCCATATTTGTTATTTGATCTTACAACTTCACTATCTACGAATTCATTTGAACCATTTGCAGTATCAACATATAATACTTGCTGTTTTAGAAAATCACCTGTAAATATGTATTTTCCATTCACATTGACAGCATTTGTTGTAGAAATAATGTTTGTATTTGCTGTTGTTATTAGAGAAGAATTTTTAATTGGTGGCCATAGATATCCTTTGACAGTAAATTCCAAATCCCACAATATCAATCTTGTAGATGAAAAATCACCTTGATAATC